ACGCGAGGGCTGATACGGACAGAGGATTTCACGCCGGAGCAGGTTGTGGCGTTGAAGCAAAAGGATCGCGCTGAAGCTATCGCGCGAAAGGAGAAAGCATGAACGGCATCCACCTTGGCGATTGCATGGACGGCATGGCTGCGATGCCTGACAACTACATCGACTTGGCTATTGTTGACCCGCCGTATGGGATTGGGGAAGATGCCTCGCATAACAACACGGGCGACAGGCCAACCGCGAAATGGGCCAATCCTAATAGTCAGAAATATACAACGTTCAAAGATAGCGCAATACCGGACGCTATCTATTTTGCTGAACTACAACGGGTGTCGAAGCATTCAATAGTTTGGGGTGCTAACCATTTTACTGACCATTTACCACCGTCGAGGGGTTGGATAGTTTGGAATAAGTTAGCCGATATAAAAGAGTGCCTGTCGATGTGTGAGTTGGCTTGGTCTGATTTCGATAAAAAGTGCAATCGTTTTGATTACCTCTGGGCAGGATTCAAGAAAGCGAAACAAATCAAGCGAATACACCCAACACAGAAACCTGTTGACCTCTACAAGTGGCTCCTCACGAACTACGCCAAGGAAGGCGACCTGATACTTGATACCCATATGGGCAGCGGCTCGTCGTATATCGCTTGTTTGGATATGGGCTTTGAGTACATCGGGTATGAGATTGACGCTGATTACTTTAAGGCGATCGAGGAACGGGTTTACCATTTCACGAGACAAACGAGCCTGGAGGTTTAGAATGTCACTCATAATACAAGACAAGTACGTGATTCACCACATTCCGAAATGTGGCGGGATGTCGGTCCGTGCCTTAGTGCGTGAGCTTGAGGGGAGCGAGCGGTACGAAATCTGATTGCCCAGCTACAGCTTGCCGCGTATGCGGTGCTGATCAAGATAAACGTACAGATCCCGAAATCTTATACGTTTCCCCGTCCGTTGCTGGCGGGCGGGGATCTTTTAAAGGGGATGCAATGCCAAAAGTAGACTACGGCAACGGGCTTACAGTGAACTACACCGATGGCGAATATGAGCGGCTGCAGGAAGTGCTGGAAAAGAGGGGGTCGGGGCCTCCGCGAAAGAGACTGGAGATGCAGGAACTGGCTCTTCGCAAACTTCGGATATCTATCAGCCTTCCGGTTTGGCTTCATGACCTGATGGACAAGGACTCGACGGCACGGGGGGAAGGAGCGAATGAATATATCCAGGACGCGATATTACGCAAAGCTACGGGGGTAGAGAATGAACCAAGTACCTGACATCTACATCACTCAAAACTTCAACGGCACTCTCATCGGCGAGGGCAATTATTACGATATCGGCCAATTCGCCGTTGAGGCGCTTCAAGAGTATTTCGAGAAGATGACGCTTGGCGAACGCGAATTCATGCAGATGGACGCTGAGTTTCGGCGTGATTTGAAAAAAAGTTAGTTTTTTTGCCGAATTTCGTGCTTTTTCCGTTCAAAGCAGGGCATCAATTGCCGATGGCCATAGATATAGGCGGGACGGCTCCTGTGTTAATCCTCCCAACGCCAATAAAGGCGTATTAACACAGGACGACTCCTGTTCCCTACTGGGAGGGGAACTACTTGCTCACGGCACTTCAAATCAGCCGCACGTCAATGTGCGTCGAACAAATCAACGGACTCACGCTCGAAGCAATCGCCGATAAACATGACTGCTCTGTCTCATGCGTTAGGAAGGCTACCGCATGGGGGAAGCGTGCAGGCATCTTCAACATCACAGCAACGCACAATCTACACGTCCACATTGCCGAACATCGCGCAATGATAAAAGAACTCGAAAGCGAGTGGAAGCTCGCGAAGAAATCACGCTACGAGATACGCGACGGAGCCCAGCGGGTCAAGCATCCGATGGCTCATGAGCGGATTGCGGTCCTTTCCCGCGAGCTGAGGGCATGGCGCGAGACGTTGATGAAGCTCGAAGGCGCATATGATCAGGTTCTCACGGTAAAGCATGAGGGCGAGATCGTTCACAAGGTAGACCTTACGAAGCTGACGAACGCCGAACTCACGCAATTTGAATTGATTACCGCGAAAGCAAGGAACGGGCATGGTCCTAACTGAGGCGATCCCGTTGGTCGATATCCAGCAGGAGCAGGCGCGCCGCCATCACCTGCGCTTCATGCAGCACTGCTGGCGAAAGCTGACGCCGCTTTATATCGGGCCACATACTTCATGGATCTGCGAAAGGATTGACGAAGCTATTGAGCGATACCGCAATGGCGAGTCCTCCTTCCTGATCATCAAGGTTCCGTTTCGCCACGGTAAATCAGATATTGTTTCGCGTTATCTCCCACCACATTTGCTTGGTCTGTTCCCTGACAATGAAATATTGCTTGCCTCTTACGGTGCGGATCTCTCTCATGGATTTTCACGGAATTGCCGCGAGCTTATCAGGACGGAAAAATATCAAGAGTTATTTCCCGGAATCAAAGTAGATCAGGATGCTTCGGCAGTTTCCCATTGGGAGATCGCGGGGCATATGGGCTGTATGAATTCTGTAGGATTCGGCGGAACGATGGTCGGACGCGGCTATGAATTTGGAATCGTTGACGAGATTCACAAGAACCGGCAAGAGGCGGAATCTGCTACAATCCGGGAACGCAACTGGGAATCATTTACGAATGACTTCCTCACACGTCGGGGCCCGGTGTCGATGACACTGCTTTTGACAACGCCCTGGCACGTCGATGACATCATCGGCCGCGCTGAGAAAGCGATGGTTGAAGTTCCGGACTTCCCGCAATTCGAAGTCATCTCCTTTCCCGCTTTCAGCGACGAGTACGAGAGCGGCTATCTGTTTCCGGAGCGATTCAACGAGAGCTGGTATCTCACGCAGGCCGCCGCGCTCGGGACCTACGGCACGGCTTCGCTGTTGCAGTGCGACCCTGTTGCACGGAGCGGCAACCTGCTGAAAACCGACAAGGTGAAGATCCACGAGCTTGCCGATGTTCCGCCGGCGCTTCGCTGGGGGCGTGGCTGGGATCTCGCATCGACCGAGAAGCAGCTCGTCAAAGAAGATCCGGACTACACCGTCGGGCTGGAACTGGCTATTCAGTGGCGACTTCCTCCGGAGGAATCCGGCATTACCGAGAAAATCCCGCACCTCTGGATTAAGGACGTTATTCGAGGCCGCTGGGCGGCGCCGGAGCGTGATAGACGCATCAAGCAGACGGCGATGATAGACGGCGCTGCCGTTGTCGTCGGCACCGAATCAGTGGGCGGCTACAAAGACACTTACGAGCACATGGCTGAAATACTCAAGGGCCTTCGCAGTGTGCGCAAGATCACCCCTCCCGGCGATCTTCTCGTGCGTGTAGCCCCTCTTGAGCCGATCTTCGAGGCCGGGAATGTGCACCTGGTCCGCGGCGAATGGAACCGTGATTTCCTGAAGGAAGTCGGAGACTATCCTTCCGGAGCTCATGACGACCAGGCCGCTGGACTCGTCACCGCCTGGGAAATGCTGAAAGCGAACCCGGCGCCGATGGGCAGGCAGGTATCGAAGCGGAAACCCATGACCGCGGGATTGAGGGGGGCGAAGTTTTGAGGACGAAGAAGCAGGTTTTCGCGAAGCTGGGAAAACTCGAACTCTCGCGCCGCGTTCCCGTGCCGCCGAAAGCAGCACCGAAAAGCGTCCAGCTTGCGGCCAAGAACGTCAATCGACCGGGCGTCGTTGTAGGCAAATCCGGCAATACCGGCGTCTATGGCATGGCTGATACCGGCGAATACCTCAAGAAGCTCCAGGGAGCGGCCGGACGCGCAACATTCGACGAGATGCGGCGCAGCGACCCCGTTATCGGCGGCGTACTGTTTGCGATTGGGCTTCCGATCCGGCAGGCGAACTACTACGTCGAGCCCGTGAGCGATAACAGTACCGACGTTGAGATTGCCGAGACGATTCAACGCGGGCTGCTGGAAGATATGACAATCACGTGGGATGACACAATCCGTCATATTCTGCTGATGTTTCCGTTTGGTTTTTCTGTGCTTGAGAAGGTATGGGAGCTCCGCGACGGATTTGTGCAGCCGCGAAAGCTGGATCCACGTCTTCCGCAGTCGATTGTGGGCTGGAAAACCGGACCTGACGGGCTTATCGGGCCTACACAGATGGACGAGGGGTTCAAGGAAATCGTTCTCCCGATCGAGAAGCTGCTCGTGTTCTCCACCGACAAAGAGGGCGATAACTGGGAGGGAATCCCGCTGTTGCGTCGCTGCTATAAGCCGTGGTTTATCAAGAACACTCTCGAGAAGGTCAACGCGATCAAACACGAACGACACGGCGTTGGAATTCCCGTCATGGATATTCCGGAGAACATAACGCAGGACTCGAAGGAGTGGCAAGATGTTGAGGACGTGCTTTCAAGTGTGCAGGCGAATGAGCAGGCATATGTTATCACGCCTAATGGTTATACGTTTCGCATTGAGGGCGGTCAGGGCAAGGAAGGCACGGACGCGCTGCCGTCGATCAAGTACTACGACGAGGTAATTGCAAAAGCGCTGATCGCGATGTTCATGAGCCTTGGCAGCACCGACACCGGTTCGCGCGCGCTCGGCGGTGAGTTCCTTGATATATTCAGGCTTTCGATTCAGTCGTTTGCCGACTATATCTGCGAAGTCATCAACCGATTCGCGGTCAAGCAATATGTAGATTTCAACTGGAACGTGAAAGAGTATCCGCGCCTGAAAGTTCGGCGGATTCAAAGGCTTGACCCGCAGGTGCTCGCCGTCCTGAAGAACGCTGGCCTCATCACCGGCGATGAGGAAATCGAGAACACTATCCGCGACGAGCTCAACCTGCCGGATAAGCAGACTGAAGAGCCGCAGGGAAAGAAGCCGGTCAAGAAAGAGAAGCCGGACCCCGACGCGGGCGATGACGATGATGACGACCAGCATTCAAGCCACGATCACGGGTTGCACCTTTCGACCCGAGACCCGAACGCGTTCGACCAGCTCGCAGACCTGGACGCGATAGAATACGCGCTCGACAGCGCCACCGAATCGCTGCAGGCCGAGCTTACCGAGTGGCGCGATAAGCAGCTCGACAAAATCATCCTCCAGGTGGTCGGCGGCAGGCAGATTCAAGACATCGCGGTCCCGCATAAAAAAGATATGCATGCGGCGCTGCTGAAGGAATACAAAAGCCAGCTCAAAGAGGCGAAGAAGCAAGCCGTCGAGGAAATGCAGCGGCAGGTGCCGATGAAGAAGCTCGCGGATACGCCATTGCCGGACTTGACGGAAATGCTTCGCATCATCGAGGAAGAGCTGACGATCAAGATCCAGGGTGCCTCCGATAAGCTGAAAACGACCATTGCGACGCTGGCGTTGGACCTGAAGAAGAAGGGTCTCATCGGCGAAGAACTCAAGGGCAAGCTCATCGAAGCCGTCAACGCAAAAGTCACCGATGCGCCTGTGAAGGAGCTCGCGTCGACTGCGGTCAATCAGGGCTGGGGCGAAGGTCGCCAACTCGGCATGGAAGCGTATGCCGACGAGATCGAGGACGTTTACCGATCGGGACTGCTCGACAGCAATCTGTGTTCTGTCTGTCGTCCGAAAGATCAGGTCAGACACGAGCTCGGCGATCCGGAGTACATGACGCCTGATCCGGAATGTGAAGGCGGACCAGGGCGCTGCAGGTGCATCAATATCGCGATTATGAAAGCCGAATCGGCGCCGGAGGGTGAATGAGCAGACAGCGTGTTGAATACGACACCGTGCAATGGGGGCGCCGCTATCTGGTCCCGGTGCAGTACGAAGCCGACGGATTGATCACGCTGTTAGATAAGCGGGAAGCTCGCAAGCTTCATCGCGCTGGGACTGTCGGGATTATCGCACCTGATAGCTGGCAGCGTATTCAGGCTGATAAAGGCACGGGGCTGAATGTAGATCCCGCGTATTTGAGATAGGAGGGGCGTATGCCTTGGACGATAAACGATGTTGAGAAGTTTAAAAAGGGACTCACTGAGAAGCAGAAGGAAAAGTGGGTTGCGGTTGCGAATGGCGCGCTCAAAGAATGCACGTCGAAGGGCGGCGAGAAGATCGACTGCGAGCAATCAGCGATCCGCATTGCAAACAGCAAATTCAGCGAGGACGCGAAGCTGTCGCAGACGCGATATCTCAAAGACCATGTCGAGACGGAAGGCGATCTTCGCATGGAGACACGCCTACGGCTCGCGCTCAGCGAGGCAGCGATTGACGAG